GCACGATCGCCGACTTCTTCCCGAAGTCCATCAGCCACGTGTAGCGGTCCATCATCTCCATCTGATCAAGAAGGTCCGTGTAAGTCTTAAGCTTGTTCTGAATGGTGCTTGGAGGATGTACGTTCGTAATCTTATTATCTTCCAGGATCTTTACCACTTCCTCAGTTTTCATCATCCGCTGCCTTTCAGAACTTTATTCACATGATCATCGTCAATAGGTTCCAGTTCATCCTGCATATCTTCCGACGGCGTTCTTTCTTTCGGCTCATATATAAATTTAGCGGAGCAGTATTCGCATATCGCCTCGTTGTTCTCATCAAAGGTGTAGTACACGACAGGATGATCATCGAAGCATGAAAATGTCCTGGTGTGAATTACTTTAGGTTTCATCAGAATGCATTGAAATGATTTGGATGATTAAGCTGCATGTATGAGACGAAGATCATGTATGATATGATGGAAATAAACAAAATTATAAAAAAATATTTCATTCCCCCATCCCGTCTATCGCCCTGACGTGAAAGGCGGTCTTTTTTTTCTCCTCCGGAAGTTCTTCATACTCCTTCTTATTCTTTTCATATGCTTCTTCCGTTAAACCGTGCCAGCCGACGCAGAGTCCCGTCGGTGATCGTCCGCAACTGCACTTGCTCATCTGTATGTCGGCCCGTGAATCCATCCAACCATCGCATATCTGACGCCTTTAGTGACAGGTGTTACATGGTGCCATGCATAAGATGGAAAAACTATGATGTTACCCTTTTGTCTCAAGTCAGGGTTTTTCGTATTAATCCCGCCATCAAAAAATTCCAAGTCCCCTCCTTCATAATCGTTTGAATCTGACAATTGAATGGTGTAGGATAATTTTCTGGTTGATTGCGTCGGAATGCAGTCAAAATGCCAGCCAAACTTCCCCCCTACCTCATACTTAAACACTGCGGGAGAGTCATTCATAAAATCAATGTAACGAATGTCAAAATTCCAATGAGCATCATTTATTTTTGCTATCATATGAGATAGCTGGGGAAATGGATGACCATCCTCTGGGTTTGGAGCAAGCAGCTGACCCTTACCTTTCCTCCTGGTTGCATCTATGGTGCTGTTATTAACGCCCCCTTCGGAGTAAACTCCTAAATCTCCCCATTTATTTGAATCCAGCCTATTCATTATTTTTTTAATGTCTTCATCTTTAAAAGATCGTGAAGCAGCGCATGTTGTTGTTACCTTTTCGTTACCGTTTGTTAAAACTGGGTATAACATATTTTTTCTCCTTTACTAAGTTCATCCATTTCTCGCGGGGTCCGTAATACCACGCCTTCGTCTTTTCATAGGGGTGCATCACCGACTCCTGCCAGTACCATTGCGATACGAACGGTTTATCCATGCTTCTCATAAGTTTTTAGGCCCTGTGTATTTTGAATCTTCAGGAGGAACATATCCGTTACTTATTTTATCCCGGTACAGCGCACCGATGATCGCATTCTTGGTCGTGCCAAAGATCTTTCCAATTTTACTTGCACTGAAATTGTGTTCAACTAAACATTTAACGTCATTCAATTCTTTATTAGTCCATTTTCTTCTCGGTATAATTTCATCCATGCTTGTACCTCTTTCTGTTTCTCTTGTTCCATCTCTTGTGCCATGCCCAGTTGCTCACTTTGCTTCCATACACCTCACAGATGTTCAGGAACCAATCTTTCACTCTGAAGACCAGATTACCCGGGTACAAACGTACCACCCAACCCGTTAAAGCTCTCTGAGAGCCCGCTATGGCGTTTTTTATTTGGCTGAATACGGTGGTTTCGTCATTTGGATCCCAGATTCCCATCATTTTACATCTCCGTTGTTTTTTGGGGATTTTTCAACTGGAGGACGTTCTTTCGTCCTTATTTTAGCGTTGAACCCGATTGAAATTCGTTGTCTTGTCGGATGTGGATTTCGAACCACGTCGTGTTGCAGGTAAGACGGAAATAATAATATGTCTCCGTCATGAGGTTCATGCCCAATCATGTTGGAGTGTGGTAGTCCAGGCGCGATCATTCTGTACAACTGTTCGTGCGTCGCGAATCTGATGATTCCTGTACCTGACCCCTGCACGTAATAGACTCCGGACAGATCCGCGTTAGCCATGTGATGGGTGTGAAACATGTTTAAAGATCCTGGTTCATTGACGTTCGTCCAATAGACCACGTCAGCGTCCACTGGAACCTTCGGCATGAAGTAATCCGTCCACGCCGCGAGAATCATGCTCATGGGTTTGAACAGTTCTACTTCACATTTATATTTCTCCGCGCTCCTCCAGCATCCCTCATTGGTTTCGATCATTCCTTTTGGGTCCTTCTCACGAAGGGACATTATTTCATTCAGCAGCAGGTTGTTAAGATTCTCATGATTCTCCCAGCGCTTGTAGAACAATCGTGTGTCCTGGACTGGAATCTTCGCTATTACATCTTGTTGTACTGGCTTCTTTTTTTCCATTATTTCTTCCTCACTTTCAGTCCCAGACGCATGCGCCTACGATTTCGTCTTTTGTTAGAGCCTACCTTGCGCCTGCCCTTGTGCCTTTTTCTCTTCAAGTCCGCCTTGCTCATTGTGGTCCTACGTACTTCTCTTTATGCTTCTCAGAAATCTCCCAAGAGCAATTCGGACCGCACAGAAAGTTAGTTTGATATTTAAGAAAAGGATACCACGCCTTAGAGAACGAATAGTTCCATTCATTTCCGTCAAACCATTCATCACAGTTGAAACATTTGAGCCCAGGCGCCGTGCCTCCTTTAGGTCCCGGTCGCACGCTCTTCGGATCATAGTCAACTCCCTTCTTATACCCCACAAAGACCCTCGCATTCATCCGCGAATTCCTCATCGAAAAGACTTTCCTGTTTTGGTTTCTCCTGGAAGTCGATGCTTCTCAGAGGAACAGCTTTCTTGTGAAGAAACAGTTCCGCCGTCGTGTTCTTCAGTCCGTGTCTTATAGCATCATCAACCTCGCACGCGTCCTCAAAATCCTTTGGATAATTCTTCTGCATGTTCTTCCATTGGTCATTGTGGTGGTATGGACACCCTATGCACGAGGACTTGCCTGGCATCGGATGCACTCCGCTTTCCTTGTACCACCGAAGGCAGTCCGCCCTTGACATTTTCATCTCAATGAGTGGCCAGCGTGATTCAAGCCAGTACATCCTGGCCTTCTTCATGCGCATCGCCTCGTCCGTTGATATTCCAATCCATTGTTCGACGAGTGTTCCTTTCTTGACTCTGTGCCGTGGCTTTATGCCAAGAATTTCCCGCATCTTCTTCTGTATGGGGATGACCTTGTAATCATGGGTGCACTGTCTGTACAACATTCCAACCTTTCCACCAGGGCGCGCCGCAAATAGTGGTGGATTTGGCACGCGTCCGGCGAAAGACTTCCACTCCTCATTAGATCCTGGTTCAGGTTTAGCTGCGCGAATAAGATCCTCACGGAGATTACTTCGCTCAACTGTGATGAGAGGGCAAATTGTTACATTTTTCTTTAAGTATTCTACGTGCTCATAGACGAAGGACGGTTCCCATCCCGTGTCGGCGAAGATCATGTAATCCGGCTTGTGCTTCGTCAGTCCTTCCTGGGCCATGAGCGCCAGACAGGATGACTGAACCCCTGCCCCGAGTGATAGTATGCGTAGGGTTGGTTCTCTTTTGTTTCCTTCCTCGTCAAGATACTCCGGCTCCTTCGTAGCAGCCACAGCGGCCATGTTATTAAGACTCTTTTTAGTGACCTTAGTAGACATCTCTTCCAAAAGCTTTCGTCTTTCGAATTCCATTTGTTCTTGATTGATTGCAAATCCATGTTTCACTCCATCTTTTCGTTTCTTTCCTTGGTCTCGGTACCCGGGTTTTCTGCTATTATTCATAGTTTTTCAGTTCTCTCAGTATTTGGATTATTTTTTGCGTATAATACACGTCTTCGGCGTAAATTGCAAGTGTCCCCGCTAATTTTTCCAGATCCACGTGATTTGCCGTCCATTGCTTTAATTGTTCCAGTCTGAATTCCTCATAATTATGGTTAGTGTTCAGCAAGTTCATATAGAACACCAAAGACTGGCATTTAGTGTCAAAAATCTTGATGCTCCATTTAACATTGGGGTTGCCCCTCGGCTTGAGACCCTCCTTTGAATCATCAAATTCCTTGATCCCCATCAGGTTATTAGCTTCCACGGCAAAATAGGACTTTCCATAATTAGACTCTTGTATGGCCTGGGCCAGAGCCAGTTGCCAGGGTATCCTGTGTTGCGGCGGAACTTCTGAATTATACCACATTACACAGTTCCTGCTTTGTTCTATGAATTCATCATTATTCTCATATGTCATTTCATTCAACGGAGAAAACGCGCAAAGCATCAATGTCACACACAGCCAATTCATCATCCGCCCCAACTTTCTCCCAATTGTGTGTCAACCTTGGAGGGAACTTCCAGTTCCACGCAGGTCTCCATAATCTCCTTGATTTGTTTTTCCTCCTTTTCGCCCCCGACGGAACAGTCCAGTTCATCATGAACTTGTATGAGGGGAATGATTCCCAGTTGCTCATACACCTCCACCATCGCCTTCTTGGTTTGATCCGCGGCTGATCCTTGGATCAAGCGATTAAGGGCTTTGTAGGTGAACGCCCTTTTAATGGACATTCCATGCTCCGTTTGGGCTTGATTCAATGGAAGTGGCTTATGAACGCCGAATGAGGAAGGCTCCCACAAATCAAATCGACATTTTCGTCCGAGAAGTGTGCGTATGATTCCCCTGTCATTAGCACGATTCATAACCGTGCTTAACATTCCTTTCATAAATGGCACTTTCTCATGAAAGGAGTTCATCATAGTTTTTGCTTCTTGTGGTTCCATGTCAAGTTGTCTCGCCAATTTATGATACCCCATTCCGTAAATAACGCCAAGTCCTATCGTCTTAGCCAATCTTCTTTCTATGCCCGCCATATCCGCTGTTTGCTGGTGAAAATCCAAATCTTCTTTTCGATACGCCTCCTGGACTTCCTGTGAACCTGCCATATTAATAAGTCGTGCGAAATGCGTTAAAAGCCTGGGCTCTTGTTGCGAGTAATCCGCTTTGAGCCAGTATTCACCCCTCTCCGGAATGAAAAGTTTCCTAACGCTACTGGCAAATTGTCCTCTGCTTGGGATTTGCTGTAAATTTGGGTGGTTGTAACTGAAACGACCAGTAACAGTACCCCCACTGTCAGAGCGTATTTGGTTAATATGGGCATGAATCCTTCCATCCTTATTATACCTTAAAACACTGTTCAGGAAAGTTCCTTGCAGCTTATTGAGCTCCCTGGCCTGCGTGATCAGCCGTGGCAGTTCATGCGGGTGGTCTGTGAGGAACATCTTAGTGAATGATGGAGCATCCGTCTTCTCTGTCCTTTCATACGGTAAATTAGCCGCATCAAAAGCTTTCGCGATTGACGCCGCCGACCATATTTCCACTCTCAGACCAGTTAATTCGTTTATTCGCTTTATTAGCTTCTTTTCTTTGTTCTTAAAACGTTCTAAGAGCTTGATGGATTTTGGAATGTCCACCCTCACCCCTTTTTTAGTCATATTCAGAATCACGTTGATCAACCGGCATTCTATGTCATATATTGTCTCCAGCTCATCTACTTTAATTTCTGCTGATAATTTTTCCATCAGCTTTAATGTCAGTCTTGCGTCCGTTTCCGCATACTCCCCTACAAATTGTGCCGGCAACTTGTACATCTCACTTTTAGGATCCACCCCGAAGGCCATCGCGGCTTCCTTCAATTTTGTCTCGTCTTTACGCTCCCCAAGTTTATCCTTGACACAACTATCAAGTCCATAAGAAAATCTATTCTCATCTATGAGCGCCATCGCTACGAGAGTGTCGTGTATCCTTCCCTTGACTTCTATCCCCAGAGTCCCAAGCCATCCAATGTCATATTGAGAATTATGAAACACTTTCTCAATTGAACCGTCTTCACATATAGACTTAATATATTTCACCACTTTCTTTTCATCCATATTTCCACTTTCATGATTAATAGGATAATATCCTGTGAATCCATTGGCGGAGACAGCAATTCCAATGACCTGTCCATTTCCAGTAGGCCATCCTGGACCCCTTTCCATCAGTTCCGTGTCGCATGTCTCAAGATCAATAGCTATCCTGTCATGGCCACTAAGATCAGGAAATGTAGTGGGCGGTATCCATTCCGAGTCAACTTCCTTTGAAAATAAATCTATCATTTTTGTTCCCTTGCTAGTTTTTTAACGTGTCTTCTAGTTATTTCTCCCATAATCTCACCTCGAGACTTCTTAGGAGTGTATCGGTCTTCAAGAAGTAATTCAGCATAGTGGATAACTTTTTCCACATCCTGTCTTCCCCCCTTGATGCTGTGCCGGGTGATGTATTTGACAATGTTTCCTTCATACCAGCCAAGCTTATTCTTAACAATGTAATGGCTAGGCTGGATTGCCATTCTTTTATAATGATCTCCTCCTATCTGTTTCTTGTGAGCGCTCATGATATGCTGGGCATCTCATACCCCCTGTGTGTTCGAGGACGGACGATGTGAAGTTGTTTTCTGGCGCGAGTCACGCCGACATAGAAGAGTCGATGCGTGTCATCAGGATTAACTTCCATTTCTTCCTGGGTTGAGCGTGAGATGTCAGTGAGAAGCATCACGTTGTCAGCCTCTCCCCCTTTCGCTCCGTGAATCGTACTCAGATGAATTTGTGGTTCATCAGTCAGGGAGTGACCCCTTTGCTCTATGGCTCGTGCATACAGGACATCGCGATCTGATATCTTATCCAACGCCACGTCCCACGGAAGACCTCCCACCAACAATCCTTGGGTGTTGACGAGCGCCTCGATGTCATATTCCTCCTGGTTTGCCATCCTGAGGGTTTTATACCCACGTTGCACTCCGGCTCCGACCGAGAGATATTCATACATTTTCTTCACTTCATCCAAAGTTATATACTCTCCCTCAGCCAGTCTTTTCCATGAGTCTATCGCATCCCTCACCGGCTTGGATATTGATAAGTCATTTTTTCTTGTATAGAGAAGGCCTTGAGTCCTGATGTCTCGCTCAATGTCATCAAGCATATAGTTTGCACTGGCTAAAACGTACCACTGTCCTTCATGAATATTCACACTTCTAATGTCAGCATGAAACTCCAGAAGTCCCCTCTGATCAGTTCCAATCCATTTCTTGGGTCTCCGGTGACGAACTCTTTGTATGATGGCCTGAGACAACCATTGAATCGCGCGTGCGCATCTACGGGACTTGTTGAGGACTTGCACGTCCCCTTTCAGCCCGATGAACTCCTCGACATCTGCGCCCAGCCACCTGTAAATGGCCTGATCATCATCACCTGCGACATAAACTTTTTTAACATACTTGCATATTTTTCTAAGCATCTTCCACTGAAGAGCGGACAGATCTTGAGCTTCATCAATGAAAACATAGTCCAAAGGAGGAACTTCCCCCGTCTGAACAAAGTTATCAAGCATATCAGTGAAATCAAGAAGCTGTCTTTTATTTTTAAATTCCTCAAATGATTCTTTAGCTCTTTTAAATGAAAACCATGATACTTCTTTGTTCAATTGAGGGGTTCGTCTGTAATGATCCTCAGGTTCCCTGCACCTAAGGCGACATTGATTAGTTTCATTTAACTGCATATTATCAATCCTAGTCAATCCTATTTCATCATTCACGTAGACATTTCCCACGTCCATTCCGAACTCTATGCCGAATTCTTCATAGTTGCTCTTCTTCATGACCTCAGCTTTAGTCATTCCAAGCCTGTGGTACGCAAACGCGTGCAATGTTTGAAAATACATTAAATCTTTTTTCTCCAGATTAAATTTAATGAGTGCCCGGTCTCTCGCCTCGTGCGCCGCTTTCGTAGTGAAAGCAAGGAACGCTATGTTGTAGGGATGCGCCCCTTCGGCGAGCTTTTGATTCACTATGCCCAGAAGAGTGTGAGTCTTACCGGTGCCGGGAGATCCTAGTATGATGTTAATTTTTGCCATTAAAATCACATCTCCCATCCGAATAAACATATAAAATTATGATACCCAATTGCTTTTGATATTTAGTCGGAACCCTGCATATCCTGGTCCCTGGTTTCCACGTCTTGCGGATGGAAACGCTTTTCACATCTATCTTCAAGGTTTCTCCATTGACGCGATTAATGGCAACGATATCCATTGGATCATTGTCCTGCGTCTTTATGTACACTAAATAATTCTGTTTTATGAGCCAAGCTGCGGCGGTGAACTCGCTGTGCTGCCCTTTCATTATTTTACTAAAATGGTATGTCATCCAACTCCTTTATTTTAAAATCTGAATCTTGTTTCGGGAACGCCGGAACCCACCACACGCGAGCCGTCTTTCCCTTGATGTTAAACTTATCATAACGCCCTTCATCCTCTAGTTTTTCCCCCTCCTTAAGAGCGCGGTCTTGGAGAGATCTCAGCCTTACAATTATCTGCCCAGGATTATAATAATTAAATTTCTTCCTCGTAAGATAATCCTGCAAATCATTGAGCCTGAACCATGTCTTTCCCTCCTCCGTCCACGGACGGGAGAGAAGTATCTCATCTCTGTTCAAGGCCTGCACGCGGTCAGTGCAAAACTCCTGGAGGTAAGCTTCGAACTGACCAGCGACAGACCCGTCGTCAGCGACAGTGATCACAGTGTGCTTATCAAGCAATCTGGTAATCGTTTCCTGCCATACTGAAGGTTTTACAATAGGAGGCATTTTATTTAATGCGTTCATGCAGGCACGTTGAAATTTGTGCTGTATCTGCAACTCCTCTGTTTGTAATTCTAATCTTGCGTCATCCCCAACCTGGAGGAACCAGACTGGAGGATTCGTATCTAATTTTGCTAAGGATGTTATGTCTATGGGACCGTTGTCCCCTTGAATACCATATTTACGGGTGCGACAAAGGGTGGCGTTACAATAGGCATTAATAGGTGGTTCCTTGCATTTATAATGATAACTCTTTTTTTCTAATTGTTTTTGTATAATGACAACTTCCTCGGCCGCTAGAGGTGGCTTCATATAATCCCGATTGTGCTGCTCTAACAGAGTCTTCCAGTTATCCGCATCAAATTTTCTCAGATAGACCCCTATGTTAAATAGTCCATTATTTCGAGTCCCTTCAGGAAATCCTTGAGTGCATAATTGTTGAAGACAAGGAGGCCCATTCTCTATTACGCCGTCCCCTGTTTGAATCGTGATTTTACCGATGTTTTCAACTACATAATGTTCATATAAGTCTAAAAATTCCTGGTAAGTGGCCGCCGTGCCATCATTTTTATAAGCATAGCGCCTGGTTTTTTTAGAGTCATAGTATGGAAGATTAAGAAAATTTCCATAATCTCCCTTTGACACCAGAATACTTGATTGTTTTGGAAATACTTCAGCTGTGGAATAACCTATGGTAGAGGCTATGTCTCTCAGTTTATTTCTTACAAGTTTTGCAGCTATCTTTTGTTTGATAAATAAAAATAAATGCACTCCACCACTTTTGGATCGGCAGGGCACTAGAGGTAGTCTTAATTTTCTTATGTCATTGATTAATTTTTGATAATCCAGAGGATAAACATCAATGTCGATGCATCCCCACTTGGCCGTGTTGTCCGTCTTGATGGGAATGATTCCCAAGGAGGGTCCCTTTCCGTCGAGATGATTCTGCCATAACTCGTCATTGACAAGTTTCTTGACGATAAAGGACTTTCCTTCTTGCTTACCATCAGCACGTTCTCCTTCGGATCGGTGCTGACCATAAGCTATATCTAATCCTTCAAATATGAATTTGAACTTCTCCACACTAAATCTCCAGTAAACGACTATGCCCTAAAAGGGTATGTCGTCGTCTTTCAGATTAGTGGCTGGAGCTTCTTTGGCAACTTCCGTTTCTGCAACAGGCTTGGCTTCGACGTCGCCTCTTGATGCTGCGGTGGAAAATGCTTTAGATTCGTTATAAAGATTAGCATCCTCAACTGTACCAACTTTTTCAATTTGATATCCAAACCAACTTCCACGATCATTAGACTCGCTGACAGTAGAAAGCTTGTAGATCATTGCGTATGTTGGCGGAGTAAACAACCCGGATGGACCCTTGATTTTTTGGGAAAGCATCAAACTGTTCCAGCGTCTGCTCTTTTTCAGCTGAGTAGATGTCATACTGATGACAGCTTGCGCATAAGTCCCATCTTTTCCAAAGACCATTACATAGTGGTATGCCGTAGTAGCGATGTAATTACCATTAGGTAATGCATCCTTGTTAGTTATGCCATCACGCTTTGTTTGGGATAAGATCCCACTGTCAGCGTTATGGGCTTCTACGAATCCACCACCTTGTTCACGTGGTTTCCATTCCACGTATCTTAGTTGATATAAAACAGGAACTACGTCAATAGTATCAGATACTTCCTGCGTGACAGTGTTATAAAACTGTCCAACTTTGGCGCCGTCAACATATTCCGCTTTTGACGGATTTATTTGAGGGCTGCCAGATTGAAGAATATTGATGTAAGGAATTGCGATGTCTCTTGATATGTCAAGATTACCGAACCCACTTGCATCCTTAGAGTCACTAGCAAGAACTGCTAGATCAAGTTTTGGCGCTTTCGCGACTTCTTTAGTTTGTGCCATAAGGCCGTTCTCCTTTAAGTTTTAATCGTTGTTTTTTGTCCGACGTAAGCGCCTAACAAGTCCATAGGCAGTTGCCTGCCTGCTTCATGTTGCTCACGCACAAATGCGCGAAGGGTGGAAGGTTCGACCCATTCACGTTGCGAGGATTGATAACCTTGTTCATTCAAGGTATCAATCAGTCCTCTAGCTTTTTCATCTTCATTCCTCCCAAAGCTGCAAGAAATTTGGTTCTTTACTAAATCCCCAAATCCATTGTTTCTAAACCATGTGAAAGCAGCTTCTTTTTTATCTTCCTTTATGGAAGCACCATAGTAGTTCCCTACCTTGATAAGTCTGCCATCAGCAAGTTTTAACTCTGATAGTCCCACCTCTGCGAAGAGGTTAGGTAAAACATTTTCTGACAAATGTTTTTTATAATCTTTTTTCTTTTTTAATTGTTTTTCGATGTCACTGATCTCTTTGTCCGTATCAGCAATGTCATTCGCTACCGCACCAATCTTACCCATACTATTAGGGGCCCTGGCGCCGGCATCTTGTTGCATTTGGTTAATTAGATTGTTCATCTCGTCCTCTCAAATCTATTTCTATGTCGTAGTATCGTTTCTCATCACGATCCCACTTCAGTATTTTGAATCTACCTCTGTTCATCTCACTGGCAACTGCGCCAGCAAGTGCTATTATAGCAGGGTCTCCCATTAAAAGCAAGTAGTCATTATCATTAAAATCTTTTAATTCATGTTTGAGCTTGAAAGTAAGGGGACCGGAGGATAAAACTATTTGTCTATTGTCTGGAAGAACAACTTTTAAATCGCCGAACTTTTCAGCTGATCTAACATTTCTTCCCATTTCCTGTAAAACGTAAACTGTCATAATTTTATTTCTTGCGTTGCATTATATACTATGCTATAATCAAAGTCAAGATAGAAATAAGAATGTATAAATTTAAGACAGAGCCATACGAGCATCAAAAAGATGCATTAAAAAAATGCTATGACAAAGAAGCATTCGCTATCTTCGCGGAAATGGGAACTGGGAAAACTAAAATCGCATTAGACAATGCATGCATACTTTATAATCGAGGCAAAATAGACCGCTTACTAGTGGTTGCCCCTAAAGGTGCTTA